GATATTTACGAGGCTGGCGATAAATACGCAGGCGTTAACTATGTTAACTGCATTGAAATCGTAAACCCGTAGCAGCGTCGGTAAGTTTATTATCGCAAGCCGATGAAGACTTATTGACGCAAAATGGTTTAGATAATTTAGTAACAGAATAGGAGGGGTTTTATAACCCCTCTTTTTTTTATCTTTGTGCTATGTGCTACGAATCACTTTTAGGCTTACGCGATTGCAACCTCGCAGAACCTACGACGGGCTTATATATCGACGAACTCGGTATAAACAACACCTTTTTAGGGCAATTGATAACCGACCAGTATAACAACGGCGTTGAATTGTTCGAAGATAAACGCGCTTTCGCTTGGAAAAAATTAAGCAGCGACGTTCTAACGCGGCTTAGTCCAATGATGAAAGCCGACACGATTATCGAATCTAAACGGGTGGGGCAAGTTGTAACCGATTACAGCAACGTTCAAACGGCGTTAGGCGCTGGTAATTACGGCGGCATACGTGTTAAGATAAGCCCGAACACCTTAAGCTACCTAAACTTATTTATAAGCGATTTAACGCTCGCAATTGATTCGAGTAATACGAACGTGCCGATACTTGTTTTCGATATGACTACATTGCAGCTAATCGATACAATAACGTACACGGCAGGCGGCATCGAATATTATATCGGTAAGGAGTTCGCAGCCAAAAGGCGCAAATTAGATTTAGCTTTTGTTTATGAATCGACTATGAACACGGTTAAATTTATACCTAAAAAAGGTAGCTGCTACGATTGCGGCGGTTCGGTACGTGAGGCGCATATTTGCCCGTTCGTAGATGCAATAGGCATAAATTTAACAACGGACGGCGTAAGCGTGTTAAGTAGTTCGAATAACAAGTATACAACGGGTATGAGTTTAAATTACTCGGTTAGCTGCGACCGTCGAGGTTGGCTTTGTTCAATCGGTAACCAAATGAGTTTAGCTTTAGCCTACGCCACCGCCGTAGAAATATATAATTACGCGCTAACGGTAAGCCCTAACCAACGGGCTAACACCTCGGTAATCGTAAACAAGGGAGCAAAGGATTTAGGCGGTATAACAAATGCCCGCGATATAGCAGCCGAACAATACAATACGGAGTTAACGGCGATGCTTCAAAATATGCGATTACCCGACGATAACCATTGCTTTGATTGCCGTAAAAACATTAAATACGTAACGGCGTTACCATGACACCCGAAGAGGCGAAAAAACGAACCGACGCGCTATATAACGACTGGCTTAGTAATTTCGAGCCGTTATATTTAGCCGCTATCGAATTACGCCGAATCATGTATAACCGAATATTTGAAACATCGGGCGGAAACCTAAACACGGCGGGGCAAAAAATACCATTACCCGCAAGGCGTGGCGGTAATTACGAAACGCCCTACTCACCGGGCTACACCGTTAGGAAACAGCGCCGACCAATACCGCTCGAATTTACGGGATTTTTGCGGCGTAACTTTTTAACCGAGCCGATACTCGAACAAGGGTTAACCGCCGCATTGATGTTAGACGACCGCGAATATTTAAAGGCGCAAGGCTTACAATTCGGTAAAGCGGTTAACCCCGTTTATGAATCCTTTGGCGGTTACGGGGTAATCTTTATACCGACCGAGGAAGAGGAAGCGGAATTTATCGCGTACCATACTGAACTAATAATCGACCAAATAAATAAACAATTGGGAGCATGATTTTAAAAAGCATTATAGACCGTTTAAACCAACGCGTAGAGGTTAGTAATATATTCGACCGCATATATGGTTTATGCGAGCTTACAGGCGATAAGGGATGGATTTACTACATAGGCGACGGGCAAGCGATACCCGTAACGGATTACGATTCTAAACAGGGTACGCTATTTTGGGCGAAGCGCGGTAAGGTAAACATTTCTAAAATCGATAGCCTAAGGGTTAGCGGATGCAAGCAAATGTATTCGACGAAATTTAACCTTTCGGCGTATGCGATAGTTCGCAAATCTCATTTACCATGCGACGGCGAAGATGCGGGCGACTGGGTAGCGTCGCGGGTTTATAAGTTGGTAAGCGGGCGCGATTATGGGTTTAAAGACGTTATCGACGTTGTAAGCTATGAAGTAATCCCGAACGGCTACACGGTAGGCGATAAAACCTTACCGCCTAATTTCGAGTTCGCCACGGTTGTAATTGAATTAGAAGTTGAAATAGTTAGCGGCTCTGAGGACACGTGCTACGATATTTGTAACACGGGCGACATACCATTACCGCCCGACTTTTTACCGTGTACGCCGTGTTTAACCGAGGTTTCGGTTGATGGAATAACGATTATCGGAAATGGTACACCGAGCGACCCGTTAGTTTCTTTGGGCGGTAGTGGTGGGGGTTTAAAAACAGCTATACCATTTAGCACCGACCATTTAAGCGCAACAGGAAACGCCTACGCGATTAATGATGTAGTATACTATTTAGGTAACCTTTACCGTTGTATCGCTAATAACGATTCAATACTGCCAACAAACGCGACTTATTGGACTAACCTCGGAGCAGGCTTTCCGCTTGTGCAACAGCCTTCCGATTGGAACGCTACAACTGGCAACAATCAGATTTTAAACAAGCCAACAATTCCGGTTCTGCCTGCGACAATTGTTGAAGACGTAACGGCAACAGCACCGCTAAGTTCAAGCGGCGGCGCAACGCCCGATATAAGTATCACGCAAGCGGATAGCACAACGGACGGCTACCTCAGCAGCGCAGATTGGAACACCTTCGATGGCAAGTTCGATGTGCCAACGGGGACAAGCTCGGACTATCTCGATGGAACGGGCGCACCTACGACGTTTCCAACTTTGACAAATGGAACGGTCACATCGGTAGCGGCAACCGTTCCTAACCCAACTAACCCAGCGTTCAGCGTTAACGTGCCGAATAATACCACAACCCCGAGCGTGGATATAACCGCCAACGGAGTAGTGAGCCAATACATTCGAGGTGATGGCAGCCTTGCGAACTTTCCGCTTGGAGGCGGTGGCGGTGCATCGGTTAACTACTACCTCAACGGCTCAATCAGTCAGGGTACAATAGGCGGCAATCAATACTTCCAAATGAGCCGCGTTGCTGTACTTGGTGGTGGTACGAACTTCACACGCACCAACGCGCAAGGCAATGGCTACATCGCGCAATTCATAACCGATGCAGGCGACCCGAATCTTTTGGCAATACCTTCAGGCAATTGGAATTTCGAAACCTACTTTAACGCATCGAGTGGCGGTGGAAATCCGAGCTTCTACATTGAATTGTATAAGTATGATGGCGCAACCTTTACGCTGATATCTTCAGGGTCTACAAATCCCGAAGCCATTACAGGCGGCACGGTGGTCGATTTATACGTTAGTGCGCTTGCAGTGCCTGCAACAACTTTGCTTGCAACCGATAGGCTCGCAGTGCGCATATTCGTAACGACATCGGGGCGAAACATTACGCTCCACACGGAGGACAACAACCTCTGCCAAGTCATTACAACCTTCACCACAGGGCTAAACGCACTAAACGGCTTGACGGCGCAAGTTCAGAACTTCGCAACGGGTACAAGCGGCACGGATTTCGGCATCAGTTCGGCAACGTCAACTCATACGTTCAACCTGCCAACGGCAAGCGCAAGCAATAGGGGTGCGCTAAGCTCGGGCGATTGGACTACATTTAACGGCAAGTTCAACACACCAAGCGGCACGACTTCGCAGTATGTACGTGGGGATGGAACGCTTGCGACCTTGCCAATAAGTACCTTCAAAAGCACAACCGATTCGACTGGGTTTCTAAGCACTGCAAATACGGTTGTTTACACTCAGCTAATCCCTGCCAATACCTTTGCCGTTGGTGATATTGTTCGGGTAACTTATCGAACAAAAAAGCTACTTACAAATGGTGCGCAATCATTAAGGATTTATACTAACCCAACAGCCAACTTAAGCGGCACGCCTTTATTAGTTGGAACGCTTGCATCTGGACAAGCTGCTTCAAGATATAATCAGATGCAGCGGAATTTAGCCATTAAGAATGCAACAAATAATACTGAAGTACCTATAACAACCGCAACACTCGCAACAGACACGATTAATACTGGGGACTTCGCTACCGTTGCAATCAATTGGACAGTTGACCAATACATAGTATTTGCGCTTCAGAACACAAGTGCATTAGACACAAACTTCGGTTCAATGTATTTAATCGAAAAGCTATGAGCAACATAAACATAACATCTAACAACATCGAATTTACCTCAACAGGCACGCCGTGGCTTAAGCTAACCGAGCCACGATGGGAGGCGGTAGACGAAACATCATTTCACGTATCGACCGAGCAGGGCGTGTATTTAATCTCGATTACTGAGCATAAGATTAATGCGCAAAAGTTTAAGACTTCAGACGATGCGTTAGGGTATTTAAATTCTTTCTAACTTTGTAAAAATTATTATACTATGGCAGGCGTTAAAGTAACCGATTTAGCACCGTTAGGCGCAGCAGCAGCGGACGATATACTCTACATTGTTGACACCTCTTCAAACCAATCGCGAAAGATTGAGGTGCAAAATCTTGTTGGCGGTATTCCAGACATCGAAAGCGGTGCATGGAATCCAACGCCTACAAATATAGGCGGCACTAACGCAGTTGTAACTATTTTAAAAGGCAACTATTCTCGTGTAGGTAGTGTGGTAACTTGCTCTTTGTTTTATCAAATTGATATGGACGCTGCCGAAACTATATCAGTTTTCACATTAAACTTACCTATCGCATCAAATTTTGCATTTGCAAAAGACGCATTTGGAGTTGTTAATTATGACCAAATAGGTGATGGTGAATTACAAACATGGGGTATTGCTGCTGACGTAGCTGGTAACAAAATAACTATGAACGCAGAATCAACAAGTTTAGGACATTCGTTCCAATACCTGTACGCAGTCCTTCAATACGTTATCATCTAAATGCGCTCCACCTCGCTTCTCGGTCTGAATCTGATTAAGAAGTACGAGGGCTTGCGGCTTAGTTCCTACCTTTGCCCTGCTGGCGTGCCGACAATCGGCTATGGCTCGACCCGATACCCAAACGGCAAAAAAATAATACTTGGCGAAAAGCTCGCAAACGAAAAGGAAGCAACACAACTTTTACTCGCTACGCTTTCGCCCTATGAGGACGCTGTAAATAAACACCTACCTAACCTTAACCAATGCCAGTTCGATGCTTTGGTAGCATTTAGCTACAATGTAGGCACGGGGGCTTTGGTTAAATCTACGCTGCTCAAGAAGGCAAAGGTTAACCCAAATGACCCAAGCATAGTTGACGAGTTTCTACGCTGGAATAAAGCAGGGGGCAAAGTTCTGACAGGGCTAACCAATCGCCGCCGCGAAGAGGCGAATCTGTACTTCTCACTTTGTAACTTCTGAGCCTTAAACGCTTAAACGTAGCCGGACTAATAACGTAAATTAGTTTATGAGAAAAAGGGCTACTAAACCGAGGCGAATAATTGACGTTATTGTAAAGCACTGGCGTTCGACGGTTGGCTCGGTTATGATATTAGCTTCAATCTTTTTACTCATTTTTAAAGTGATAACAACCGAAACACTCGCAGCAATAATTACCGCTTTAATCGCAGCGGGCTACATACCAAAAGCTAAAAACGATGCAACAGGTTCGTAGGGATACAATAAAGATTGCACGCCATAACAAGCTCAATATTGATACTATGAGCTGGGAAGCTGCGAACGCCGATACGAGTTTTGCGCAAGCGAACCGCGAAAGCTACGAGTATGTTATGGCGCAACCGAAAGCAAAGCCCGAAATAGTTTTAACGGCGTTTGATACTATTCAGCCCTGCGATGTATCTTTGTTGGCAGCCCCTACGTACTACACGGCCAAAACTCAGCCCGTAAGAAAACCGCAAGAATTGGAAACGCCTATGAATTACGACATACTATTTAATGGCATTGTGTTTAGTTTTACGCTTTGGATGTCGGCTAAGTATTTAATGGGTTGCGGCGCGGCGTGGCGGTCGCTCATAAACGATTTGCGAAACGTTTAAACATTTAGTATAATTTAACACTATTGCTTAAATTTGCAATCGTGTCTACGGTATACATACTCGAAAACTCTTTAGACTTGTTTTACGTTGTTACCGAAACCGACGGTACAATCGTAAGCACTAACGAACTTTTTAAGCATTACGCGAGCCATATTAAGCCGAAAAACATCGTCGATATAGTTAGCAACCCCGAGGACAAAGACACGCTAATAGAAGCCGTAAAAAGGGCAAAGGATAAACAGCCCGAACCCGCCCGGGTTTACGCCCGAACGAAACAAAAGAACCTATCTGAACGCTTTAATGTTTGGAATATCTACAGCATCATGGGCGCGGTTCATTTTATCGGGTTTCAATTAGTCGATGTAACGAGCATAAGCGCCCACGAACACGAACGGCAACGGGTATTACTTGAGGAATTTAGATTTATGCTTTCGCACGAACTACGACAGCCGTTAACGTCGGTTAGTGGGTTGGTAAAATTGATAGGCTCAAATAAATCGCTATCCGAAACCGAACGCGGCGAACTTTTGCAGATGTTAGAACAATCGGTTGTAAATTTGGACGAAGCCGTTAGGGTTTTAGTTAAGAAAGCAACGCGCCAAATAT